CTGGAGCGCATCCCAGCCGTCCAAAACGTCGACGACTGGCGAAGTAAAGGAGCACAAGGTATACACACCATCGTTGAAGTTTTTAATTCGCTTCGAGATGGTATACAACCCTGTGCTGGATATCCAACCAAGACCGGGACAAGTGGCCAAGACCACAGGGAGTCGACGGACCGTAAGGTCAATATACTCCTTAATCATGTTCGCTGCTAGCCAACACCCTTTCTCATGAAAGAGATTGGATGTGGCAACAGCGGACACAACTTTGTCCGACTCGCGGACAGATGCAGGCAGAAGTGAACGGACGTACGTGGGGGTCACATCGTAACCCTTAAAGTAGTCTCCTCCACAACTTTCACGGAAATCACCCTTCCAAAAGGTCTTTCCCATGTTCACCTTAAGCCCATAGGACTCAAGATGGCTGCATACTGTTGTACAGGCGCGTGCGGGAACAACGATATCGTCCCCGTATACGCTGACATTCCGTGCAGCAGAGTAGATAGCTGCCATTAAGTTCCTGGGAGGCCCGTCCGCTTTTATCGTCGCCGCTAAGGCTAAGATGAAGAAGACTAGGGTCTCAACAGGGAACGTCAGGGCAGAACCGGAAGTCGAATACTTCTTGAGGCCAATAATTCGGCCTCTAGATTTTCGATCAGATGGGAGTAAGCACGAAGTGGAACGAAAGGCCATAAGGGCCTTAAGTAGTTCTTCATCGCACTCGAAGAGCTGCTCAACCAGAGCAACACTAACCCTATCTGACGCTTCGGAAAGATCAATCGTAGCGATCGACCCGTCTCGCGACCCCGTCTTTGCATAGGCACGATTCACCGCTTGATCGCGGAAATCGATATGCCTAGTAAGTTCGGAGAAGCGCATGGCGGCGATTAAGCGATCGGCCATCCATTGCTGCGCATATTGCATAGCAACTGGTTCGACCGCAATCGTCCGAGGCGACTTCAGTGTCTTCGGAACAAGCGAGAGCCTACACGGCTTTTCGTCCTCCGGAGCCACAACGGTGAGTGGTAGTCCCTCTCTATAGGAGTCCCCATAAAGGTCTTCAGGATCAACCACTCCATACCATCTTGCATAAAAGTCACGTACCTTATACTTACCGTTACCGGTTATCTTCTCATAGGTGGCGCCTTTCCCATGTTTGGGGCGGGCGTTGTCCTGTAAGAAGATCCTAAGGCTCGCAACTACAACGTTAGCGACGGAACGCGTCACGCTGTCAATGCATAAGTCTGCTGGCAGAGAGACGTCTGTGTCCTCGAATTTGTTAACGGCAAGCCTATTCCTTGCTGGAGAGCAGGGGAGCTTAACCTTCTTAAAACTCGAGCAAATCGACCGAATGAAGAAAACGGCCGATGGATCTGCAAATTCGAGCAGATCACCAGTACGCTCATCGAACACGAGCTTCGTCAATCCTCGCAAGAAGCGGGGTAAGGCAGACCCACAAGACCTACTGAAGGTCGAGTGGATCGTTGGAAGCGCGTGCCCAGACTCAAGGCTTTGTTCAAGCCAAGAAGTCATTAGCGGGAGGGTAATCGTCAAAAACGACACCCCTTCGTATTGGAAGCGAGCCTGGACAGTCGTCCAGTCGCGTCTCATGTCAGCACCCAGAGATCTGGATGCATCCTGTAGTAATGCTGAAAGGATATTCAGGCTCTTCATCTTGACCCTTTCTAGGGGGCTAGGACTCCTGCCTGACCAGTCATTCCGCCGCCGTCTTGCTCACTACCCAACCACCCCAAGGGGTGGACAGGGAGCAGCCAGACAGCGCCGGAATTAACGCGATCCCTATCACGCACAGTACAAGCACATAGTGTGCTTGCACCCCTGCGGCACGAATGCCGCGAAAGAACAGGACAACGCGCTCAAGATTCGAGCGCAAGAATTTTGTCCTGATTGGCGGACACGCCGGTAAGGGCGCATATCCCGGAGATCAGAGCCTTCAGCTGGGCGTTTGTAAACCCAGCATTCGGCCGATTGATCACGAGATACACGCTCGCCGTAATGTCTTTGGCGAGCCCGGTGCTCGGATCTGTATACGTAGTGACCGAGTCAACGCGAGCTTCCGAACGCTTCCGAGATCCCACAGTGTGGGAAATCTTTAGCTTCGTGAGCCCGTCCGTCGACCCGTATTCACCCGTGTACAGCTTCGAGCGATCGAGTGTCGCACAAGAGATAGCCGTCCCACCAGATGGTGTGATGGTCGCTCCGCTTGTGAAAGAGGTTGGATCAGCGAATGACATAGTCAGTCCTTTCTTATTGGGCACCTAGAGCGGAAGCTCGAGATATGCCTTATAATTAGCACTTAGGCAACACCACGTCGCCTTGTAATGCTAAGCGCCGCTAAGATGGACAACTGGAATGGATTCAAACCGTCCCAAGTTGCCCCAAACCCGTAAGGGTTAGCGATCTTCCTCTGCTTCCTCTCGCAGTAAGTATGAGAGTGAGCTCTTACCAAGGACACGGAAGGCTTATTTTGTGAGCCAACCTTCATCCACTGGTAGCTATACGTACTATAGATAACGCTTTGATGCGCCATCACGTACGCATAGCGTGCAGCCTGAATCCATTGCGACATTAGCGACGCGTTGGACAAAAAGCTGCCCGCTGACGAAAACCAATCGAGTAGCCACGTCCATGGTGTAACTTTCCAGACGAGATTCATGTCTGGGGTAAGTCCCAACAGCTTCCGGGTCAAACCGAGAGCTAGGTTTTCGGAATTAAAGTCGCTTGGAGGAATATAAAAAGTGAACGCCCCATCAAACCAGATGCGGGTGTCCACCTTCTTCCAAACTTCCGTTCTTCCTTGAACGCCAGGTGCGTAGGATTGAGATGCAACGGCGGGGGTGAGGGCAACTTGCCCATCACCACTCGCCACCAGCGTATTCGAGCTGGTATGAGACATCTCAAAATGCCGTTTAATGGTCTTGCCACTGTTCGCCTTTAGCCAGCGGAGCCTCTCTGCTAACCTGCGTTGAAAAGATAGTATCTTCGCAAGGTCAGATAAGAAGGGTTTCCAGCCGAACTGAGCGTTCAGATGTGCTTCAGACCAAAACTCGGCGGACTTCCCAGAAAAAGAGCGAGACTTAAAGAGACCGAAGAACTCATACGTGGATTTTATCATCCGCGGAAAGTCCCTCAACTCAATGAGCC